TTAGTTTATGGAGCAACTAATAAAGAAGTAGCTGAAGCAGTTAATGTAACTGAAAGAACAATACTAAGATGGAAAAAGCTACCGCTATTTAGAGAAGAAATGGACAGACAATATGAAGTAGTTAAAGATGATGTGGATAGAAGAATTGTAAAATTTGCAAATGAGATTTTACAAAATATCTATAATTTATCTAGAAAATCTAAAAGCGATAAAGTTAGATTAGATGCAAGTATATACTTACTTAATAGGCTTGTTGGTGCTCCAGTTTCAAAAGTAGAAACTAAAGAAATTTCTTCTCCTAAAACAGAAGATAAATCTAATAACGAACTTTCATGGGAAGATTTAAATAATCCTGATGTTTTAGAAGTAGAAGGTAAAGTTATAGATCTAAGAGAAAGTGATATTTCATAGGAAAGGGGAAGAATGTGGGGCGCTTATCGCGGCCCATGTTTAAACGGTATATTTATTCTAATTTAATTCAAATATGCAATAACCCATTTAAAGGCTATAGCAAAGTCTACAACACATTGGTATATATTACTAATATATTTCATTGCGACAAAAAATAAACATCTTATAAAGGCATATAGAGATAGTAGGGCAAGAGAGTGGCCAGTAAGACCTATATAAGAAAGCAATATAATAATAGTTATATGTTTTTTTAGGATATACTTTAAACAAATAAACAAAATCACTTGTAACTTTGTTTATTTAGAACGGAATACATTGTTTATAAACAACTGTTTACACAAGTTGACTTTAAGCAAACATTAACATATACTTATAGTAACAAAGAGATGATACCCGAGGGGTACATTCTAAATTTTAGCATTTTCAAGGCGTGCGCCAAGCGCCATAAAAATCCAGTATAATTTTTTAAAACTTGAAAGGAGTATAAGTATATGATAATAGGATATGTAAGAGTAAGTACAGTGGAGCAACACGAAGATAGACAATTAGTTACAATGGAGAAATACAAAGTAGAGAAAATATTTCAAGAGAAAGTAAGTGCTAAAGACACAAATAGACCAGAGTTACAAGCAATGTTAGAATTTGCTAGAGAAGGAGATACAATAATAGTGCATGATTTTTCAAGACTTGCTAGAAGTACAAAAGATTTATTAGATCTAGTAGAAAATTTAAACTCTAGAGGAATTAATCTTGTTAGCAGTAAAGAAAATATAGATTCATCTACACCACAAGGAAAATTAATGTTGACTATGTTAGGTGCTATATATGAATTTGAAAGAACTAATACACTAGAAAGACAAAGAGAAGGTATAGCTATAGCTAAAGAAAAAGGCGCTTATAAGGGGAGAAAGAAAATAGACTTTCCAAGTAATTGGGATGAAGTTTATCCTAAATGGAAAAATAGAGAGCTTACTGGAGCAAAGGCGATGGAACTATTAGGATTAAAAAGAAATACATTTTATAAGCTTGTAAAGGAATATGAAGAAAAAGAAATATAATAATAAAAATTACTTTTTAAGAGTCAGAGAAATCTGGCTTTTTTATTTTATATCGGTCAATAGGTCAGCTGATAACATAGTAATATAGTTCAGGTAGTTAGAACGTGCGTCTGATAAGCGCAATGTCGTTGGTTCAAGTCTAACTATTACTACCATTTATAAGGAAAGGTACTCAAGTGGTTAAGAGGGAGCTTTGCTACAGCTTTAGACCGTAAGGTACGTGGGTTCGAATCCCACTCTTTCCGCCATTAATATATAAAGGAGAAAATATATGAAAAAGAATGAAAACCCTAAAGATTTTAGAAATAAAAAAGAAAAAGAAGAAGTTATTTGTTACTTAAATGGAAGAGCGATGACTAAAAGTAAGCTAGAAAAGTTTTTTCCTAAGAAAAAGAAAAATAAATTCAAGAAAAAATATACAAAGAATAAAAATACAAAACAGTAGCTTTAATGGAATAGATGGGAGGGGTTAGATGATTTATTTTGATGATATAGAGTTTAATAATGACAATAAATACTCCATATATTTAATTGATAAATATCTAAAAAAATACTTCCCGGATACTCAAGATAATATTAAAAAGAGATACAGTCCAAATGAAGTTGCAAAGGTTATAGGTGAAAAAGATATAACTTTTTTTAGTTTATATTTTCTTAGAACAACTTTTGTACCAAGTGATGATAATAGTGCTAGGGAATTATGTGAGGAACATTATAAGATATGGAAGGTACTTTCAAATGCTTTCGTACAGGATTTATACGATAAAATTAACATAGTAGAACCAAGAGGGCTTGCTAAGTCAACTATATGTGATAAAACACTTGCAATATGGCTGCATTGCTATAAAAAATCAAAATTTACTTTATTAGGTGCAAAAACTGCAGATGATGCAGAACAGTTTTTAAACTCTATAAAGAAAGAGTTTTTAGAAAATGAATTTATAAAAGATGTATTTGGAAACTTAATAGATTTGAAAGGTAAAAAACCTAATTCGAAGGATTATTATAAAGTTAATTCAGGCGAAATTGAGTTTACCAATGATACGTATATTAGAGCAGTAGGTTCAACTACTTCTGTTCGTGGTGCTAACTGGGGAGGTGTAAGACCTACAGTTGTCATCGCTGATGACTATCAATCAGAAGTTGATATTATAACTGAAGATGCTAGAGAAAAGAAATGGAATCGATGGTGTAAAGAAGTTGAAGAGGTTGGAGATACTGCAGTATTTAGAAAAGGCAAAAAGGTTAAAGCAGCAACTAAATTTATAAGCATAGGAACTGTATTACATATTGATTGCTTAATAAGTAGACTTAGCAGAAATAGAGATTATCATACTATTATTAATAGAGCTGTTTTATTAGAAGATGGTCAAACTATTGATGATATATTTGAAAGTAATTTATGGCTTGAATGTAAAAAGATTTATTTTGATGACAAAATAGAAGATCCTCAAATACAAGCTAGAAAATTTTATGATAAACATATAGATAAAATGAAATATCCATTACTATGGGAAGAAAAATGGGACTTTTTCAATGATATAGCAGTTAAATATTGGACTAATAGAAAATCATTTATGTCAGAAAAAATGAATGATGCTAGTACACTAGGAGTTAGATGGTTCAAAGCCATAAGAACTCAATCAGAAGAAGAAATTGAGGACCATACATTCCTAAAAACAATGTTATGTGTGGACCCTGCAGGTGAACAATCAAGAAGATCTGACTTCTTTGCAATGGCTGTAGGTTCTTTAGGTGAAAATGATTTTAAATATGTTAGAAGAATGATATTAGCTAAAATGAGCTATAAGGAATATTGTCAGACAGTTATTGACCTTTTGAAGGAATATACTGAGATAACACATTTATATGTAGAAAAAAATACATATTTAGGGGCCGATGTTACTACTATTACTGAAATGATTGACAAAGATTATGAGTTGAAGCGCAGAAACATTATAATTCTTAATGAAATGTCTAGAAGAAATAAAGATGAACGTATTTCAACCATAATAGAAGAAGTAAATAATGGCCAATTAGTTTTTAATAATAACAACAAAGATTTTACACAACAAATATTAGACTTTCAAGGTACGGCTTATAGTCCTCACGATGATGCCCCAGATATAATAGCTGAGTTATCTAGAAGGTTAATCGAAATAGAAGTAAAAAATATAATAAGAATTATAGATAGACGAAAACTAGGTGTTTAATATGAAAAAATATAAACCTATTGATGAGGTTTTAAAAGTTTATGATGTTCCGAAAGAGTTATGGGAATCTGAAAGTTTAATGAAAGAAAAACCGAACTGGAATAAGACAAATTATACCGAGTCGGAAAAAATATACCAAAATAAAGAATTTATTATATTGAAAGTTAAAAGCAATAAAAAGATTGGATTTATTGTATATAATACGAAAAAAGAGTGGGAAAATGGACACTCTCATTTAAATTCTAGAACTATTGCAGAAATAGTAATAAAAAATGTAATTTACAAAAGAAAACCTAAAACAAATAACTTGTATGTGCTTAAAAGTCATGCAAGAGTTTCAAATGATGAAAAATATATCAAATTTATTGAAGAATTAATAGAAGTGAAAAAGAGTAAAAGTAAAAATAAATATGTAAATAGGAAAGGGGGGAGAAAATGAATAGTCTTAATAATTTAGTTTTTAACTTAGCTAAAATAGGAAATGTATTTAACAACTTAAATATACCTGAAAATTTAAAACTTGTAAGATATTCATATATGGATTACATTACAAAAGTAATGGAGTATGAAAAAATATATGAATATTATTGTGGTGAAAGTAAAGCTTTAAGAGAATATAAAATGATAACCTCCAGATCTAACTTAAAAATTAATACTAATTTCATAAAGAAATTCGTTAAAGAAGAAACTAGCTATACCGTAGGAAATCCCGTAACTTATGAAAGTACTTCTGATGAAGAAATGCAACTTATTGAAAAAATGAAAGACATTTTTTATGATTGGGATGAAAACCACGATGCACATTTAATGAATTATTTAAATTTATTTACAAGAATATATGAATTAT